CCGATAATAGTCGGCGCAATCTTTTGGCAGCATTTGATAAGCGCTGCAATTTCTATTCGGACAAACGGGTAGACAATTCAATAATCGACGCTAGCCTCACCCTATTAAATCGTATTACTGTCGGTCAACAACTGGATCCTATTGAGTGGACTCCAGAGCTATTCCATAAGTGGAACTCGCAGTTTCCCTCGGCTAAACGCGAGCGGCATCGTAAAGTCTATCCGCTCATTGCCGAGTGCACTCAGAAGACGTTTTCTAATAAGGAAATCTTTGTTAAGGTTGAAGCTCTTATGAAACGTCATGACAAGGATTGGGCTCCACGGATTATCTATCAAAGTTCTGACCTTCATAATGCCATGCTTGGTCCTGTGATGCAAGCATGCACTCAACGCATGTTTTCGTTGATGGGTCTCTCTCAAGGCTCGTGCACTATGAACTATAAAGGCGCTTACAAGGCTTCTTCGCAAGATTTGGCTGACTATATCTCCAGGCATGGTACGCCTGAGAGTGTCTTTATAGAGAGTGACTTCACGAGTAATGATATGACTCAGCTCCGAGATGTGCATATTTTGGAGGTCAAGTGGCTGCGCGGTCTTGGTGCACCTGTTTGGCTCACATCCTTGATGCTACACGCTAATTCGTTTGCGGTTTCTAACCGTAAACATAGTTTCAGGGGCGTTGTGAGAAATCAGTTGCCTACTGGCGCGCAGAGCACAACTTTTAGAAATTCCTTTTGGAATTGTTCGATAAACTATGCATTCGTGTTAAAGCACGGTTTTCATGGTGATTGTATGGTTCTCGGTGATGACAACGTCACGCGTCTTGACAATCCTTGGCTTTCACGGTTGAGGTGTTTGAGGCGAGAGTATGAACATGTTTGTAAGCTTGCTGGGATGCGGGCGGACGTTAAGGTCCACCGTCATCTCAGTGAGTGTACTTTTCTTAGCAAACAGTTCATTATGACCAACCGAGGATATGTTATGGTGCCTAAGTTTGGTAAGGCGATTGCGAGATTCAATGCCCGTGCTTCAGTCAATGAGGCGGTCGATGACCGTTCTTATTTGGCTGGCAAGGCTTTGAGTTATGCTTACGAGTTCCGCAGTTGCCCACCCATTTCTAGGTGCTATTTCGTACGTTATCTCCAGTTAGCTCCCTCTGGCGATGTTTCTCTCGACGGGCTGGGATGGAATGCTAAAGGGGCGTTTCTTGAACTAGGCGTTTCTGGCATTGTGGCGTCCATCGCCGCTGTGTCTCACGTTGCGTCTAGGGACGATATGACTCGCTTCTATCATTGGAAGTATTCCCTCACAGCGCTTGACGTCGTCAGCATTGTCATTGGGACCTTGTTTGGAGAAAACGACATTGATCCGATTCTGTGTGAGCGTATACTAGAGGACTTCCTTTAGTA